TGCCTAAGAAAAAGAGAAAAAGAAAATAAAGGGAGTTTAGAATTTAAATTCTGGAACAAATCTCAAAAATCAGAATATGAAATTCAAATAAGGGCTGCATGGAAATTAATTAACAAATACGATGAAAGATCATTAATACGATATCTATCTGGACCAAGCGGATACAACGTATATGCGCTTGGCTTCTTGGGCAAATCTAAAGAATATGTTATAATAATTAAATTTGTAGAAGACGGCGTTAAAAAATGTTTTGATCAAATAAAAAAAGATGATCAAAAAGAAAAAAAGATAACGCAAGTACCACAATCTGAAGATATAACATTTAAAAGAAAAAGTCAGACAACAAAAAACAGTTTTTTGAAATTGAGAAAAATAGATGAAAAAAACAAAAAAAGAACTACCTAAATATCTTGAAAATCATGTAAAGGCGTATGGAAACATTATATGTTCTGGAGTCGATGTACTTAGCGAGAAAAAGAATTATAAAGTATTGTCCATAGGGCCAATCTTAGATATTGCTCTTGGCGGGGGCGTTAAAGAGGGATCATAGGTTATTTTAACCGGAGATCCAAAAAGTGGAAAAAGTTCGACATCTCTTCAGATGGCGGCCAATGCTCAAAAAGAAGGAAGAAGAGTAATCTACCTTGATGTAGAAGGTAGACTTAAAGAGATGAATTTTCAAATTGATGGATTAAATCCAGATGCGATGACTATAATAGCCCCAGAAGATCAGCCCCTTCCAGCAGAAGTATTTTTAGATGTCGGGTATAAATTAATGACTGATCCAGAGTATCATGGCGCATTAATGATAATAGATTCATTATCGTCATTAATACCAGAAAAAGAACTGACCGGAGATATGACTCCAGGCAGAGCTGGTCTACCTAAGCTATTATCTATATTTACTAAAAAAATGGGACAGGTTTTACCAAGACAACGTGGAGTAATAATATGTATTACTCATTATATAGCTAATACATCTGGTTATGGAGCTGCTAAAATGGCCGATGGTGGAAATAAAATACAGTATCAAGCGGATACTAGATTAGAAGTTAGATCTGGCCCAAAGGTAGCAGCGGTAACTCCGTGGACAGATAGCAACGATGAACAAATAGGGCAAATAGTAAATTGGAAAATATTATGTTCCTCAATGGGGCCTCCCGGAGGAAGCGCTCAAAGCTATATACGCTATGGTCACGGAATAGATAAATGTCAAGAACTTCTTATCTTGGGACAGGATATAGGTCTAGTCGATAAGGCTGGAGCGTGGATAAAATTTCTATATCTGGTTAACGAAAAAGAATTTTTAAAAAATACTTTTGAAGATCTAGATGTCAACAATGATGCAAAATGCTTAAAACAAGTTACATTTCAGGGTGAAAATAGAGCATATGACTTTTTAAAGAATAACCCAATAGCTATTGAAATACTTGAAAAAAGAATTAAAGAAATGTTATGAAAATAATAGGGCTAGATGGAAAAGAGTATACATGGAACCCGTCCACTAAAGAATTAAAAGATGAATTAAAATCAAAACCTCATAAAAAAGTTAGAAAATTACTTGAATCTATATTTCCATATGATAAAATCTTAGAAGAGGTATCATTACCGGGAACAAAATATCAGCATAGAAAAAGTACGTTAAGAGCTGATTTCTTTTTACCTGCTAGAAATCTTATCATAGAAATACACGGAGAACAGCATTTTACATTTAATAACTTTTTCTTTAAAAATAAGCTAGCCTTTTTAAAAGCACAAGCTAGAGACAGAGATAAAAGGGAATGGTGCAGGCTGAATAACATAATTATAGTAGAATTAAAGCACGATGAGGACATAGATGAATGGCGATCAAAAATTGAATGAATTTCTATCATCTATAGATAGATGGCTAGATGTTAATAATATACCCAAGCTAGAAGATAATACAAAAATAAAAGAAATAATAAATTTAAAGTCTGAGGATTTAAAAAATTTAAGCAGCGAAACATGTATGGAGTATGCGTATGAATTATACGCTCACTCCGAACACATAGAAAGAGTAAAACAAAGAGAAAATACGATTTTACAGTGGGCGGATTCAAGTATCTGGTATATAATATGTAATAATATGAATCAGTACGGCGATAAATATACAAAGTGGCAAGAAAAATACTACTCTGCTATAAAAGAGAATCCTTTATCATCTCAAATATTAGTAATAAAAAATCACGCCGAAGCTAGACTTTCTTCTATTATATCATATTCAGAAAATCTAAAAAAGATGGCAGAAATACTCAACAATATATCGAAGAGGAAGTCTCAATGGACCTAACCAAAATTAAAGCGCTTTTAAAAGAAGTAATCAAAACCGGGGACGAAGAGTTGATAGAAATGGTTACATCTTTATTAAAAAATGAAGAACAACCTAAAGAAGAAACAAAACCTAGAAAAACAGAAAACACAAACAGCGATTACGGCTTTACATCGGAAATTAGAAAAGGCAATAAAACCGGACCAGTACCCGTAAATACAATAAAAAGATTTAATTCATTTGTTGATGATGGAACGGAGGCGATTGGTGAAGAGTATAAAACCCCAAAGATAACGCCAACAGAACGCAAAAGAGAACCAATAAAAATGATTAATCAAACCTGTAAAAAATGCAGTAAGACAGTTGCGACACATCCAACGCATAAGAGGGATTGGTTTTATTGTGAAAAATGCTTGGGGTTAATGGGAAGACTTTAAAAATGTCTAAATTACAAGATTTAGCATCTGAGAGGGCCGTATTGGCTGGATTATGTCAATATGGCCTAGATTATTATTTGGATATAGATTTTATAACATCCGAAGATTTTACGGATGATATGAACAAGGTATTATTTGATTGTATCTATAGAATAATATCAGAAAATTCAAAGATAGAACTATCATCTATTTTATCTGCTGCAAATACACTTGGTGTAAACCAGATCATAAATAGTAAAGATGAAATATCATTTATAAGATCTCTTTTTAATTTTCCAATTGATAGAAGTAATTGTGAAATATATGCTGCAAAAATATCCAAATTAAAATTAGCAAGAGAATTAAAATCTACATTAAATAAATGTGAGAAAGAATTAAGTTCCATAACCGGTGAGGAAGACGTTATGGAGATGATTTCGAAAATTGAAAATCCAATTCTTGAAGCCACTTCAAAAATATATCAAAACTCTAATAATAAAACTGAAATAATAGGTAAAGATGTAAATGAGTATATAGATTATTTAAAAGATAATGTTACAGATATTATAGGCATACCAACAGGGTTTTCCAGATATGATATGGCTATTGGAGGTGGATTAAGAAGAAAATGTGTCGACTTAATTAGCGCTAGACCCAAGGTTGGTAAAAGCTTAATAGCGGATGCTATCGCTATCAACATAGCTTCAAAAAATATACCGGTATTAATGTTAGATACGGAAATGTCCAAAGAGGATCATTTAAATAGAATGTTGGCTAGCATTAGTGGAGTATCAATTAATAGAATAGCTACTGGTAAATTTACTGAAAGTAAAATAGAAAGTGAAAAGGTTATTAAAGCGGCACAAAAATTAAAAGATATACCATATCATTATATTAGTATTGCCGGTCAGTCTTTTGAAAATATACTTTCTATAATGAGGAAGTGGATATATCAATACGTTGGATTTGATGAAAATGGTAGAACAAATGATTGTGCTATTATATATGATTATTTAAAATTAATGTCTTCGGAGGGAATAAACGCCTCTATGCAAGAATATCAAGTTCTTGGATTTCAGATAACAAAACTGCATAATTTTTGCGTAAAATATGACGTTCCATGCCTTAGCTTTGTTCAGTTGAATAGAGATGGAATAACAAAAGAATCAACAGACGTTGTTTCTGGTTCTGATAGATTAATATGGTTATGTACTAGTTTTTCTATATTTAAATTAAAATCAGAAGAAGAAATAGCAGAAGACAAGCCCGAGAATGGCAATAGAAAACTAGTAACAGTTGTCACTAGGCATGGGGCCGGGCTTGAAGATAGGGATTATATAAGCATAAAAATGAATGGATCCATAGGCAGAATTGAAGAGGGTAGAACAAGAAATGAAATACATCAAAATATTGAAATAAAACAAGAAGGTTTTGAAATAGATGAAAACATTGACGAAGACCCAAGCATGTTCTGAACAAATATTAGAAATATTACCAGAAATATTTCAACACTTTAATATAGATTATATCAAATATCCAAATAGATATAGTTTATCCTGCCCCATTCATAATGGGGATAATAAAGAGGGATGTTCCATATTTACGCAGGGGGATACATCTATAGGAAACTGGAAGTGCTGGACCGCTTCCTGTGAAGATAATTATGGAAAAAATATATTTGGTTTTATTAAAGGATTAATGTCATCAAAAAATAATAGAGAGGTTTCTTCAAAAGAAGTCATTCGTTTTTTAAAAGGGTTTATAAATGAAGACATAGAATTTAAGGAGTATAAAAAGAATGATATTATGGATGTTTTCTATAAGGATATAGAAGAAGATATTTATACATTGTCTAGAGACGAGGTAAGAAGTAAAATAAAAATACCATCACAGTATTATATAAAAAGGGGATTCTCCGCCGAAATACTAGATGAATTTGACGTAGGTTTTTGTAATCAAAAGGGCAAGCCTATGTTTAATAGGTCAGTAGTCCCGGTTTATAACTCCGAATATAAATACGTAGGCTGCGTGGGAAGGGCTGTAGATGAAGATTTTAAACCAAAATGGCTACATAGCAAGGGCTTTAAAAAACACTATTTATATGGCTATAATATAGCTAAAAATTTTATAAAAAATAATTCCATTTTTATTTTAGAGGGGCAGGGCGACGTATGGAGAATGCATGAAGCTGGTTTTAAAAATTCTGTTGGTATATTTGGATCATCTATGAACGAGGAGCAGCTAATAATATTAGAGAAAAGCGGTGTATTAAATCTTATTATTTTGACTGATTATGATGACGCTGGAAATAAAGCGGCTTTTCAAATAGAAAAAAAATGCGGAAGACGATTTAACTACTACAGACCAAAAATGAGTAAAAAAGACATTGGCGAACTTTCTACAAACGAATTAAAAGAAGAATTATATCCTCAAATTAATACTATTATAAAGGAATAGTTATGAAGATTATTGGCATATCTGGTAAAAAGGGTTCCGGAAAAACAACCTTATGTAATTTTATACATGGTTATCAGCTTAGATCGTTTAGAATTATAGATAACTTCAATATAACTATTGATGGTAAGCTTGTTATAGAAACTCTTATCAATAGCAATAATAATGAGGAGAAAGGTTTTGCTATTTTAGATATAAATAGAAGAGATGAGGACTTTATTCAATGGGCTTCATATAATATGTGGCCGTATATAAAAAAATATTCTTTTGGTGATTCTTTAAAAATCATCGCCATAGAACTTTTTGGTATTGATAGGGAACGGGTATATGGATCTGAACAAGAAAAAAATAAGATAATCCCACATATACTTTGGGAAAATATGCCGAGATTTATTGATCATGATTTATATTCATCGTGCTTAAAAAATCATCATGGCGCAGGTTTAAAAGAATTTGTTAAAGGATTTTACCCACATGATCCAGGTCCAATGACTGCTCGCGAATTCTTACAATATTTTGGCACTAACATAATGAGAAAAATATATGATATAATATGGGTAAATAGAACTATAAAAAATATTCAAGAAGAACAATCGTTATTAGCTGTAATTGATGATTGTAGATTTAAAAATGAAGTACAGGGAATAAAAAACATTGGCGGAAAAGTTATTAGGTTATTAAGATGTCCATTTGATAATGATGAACACGAAAGTGAAAAAGATCTAGATGACTATTCTGATTTTGATAAAATTATTGATAACAGAAATCTTTCTATACATGAAACAAATATAGAAATTATGAAAACTCTAGAAGAATGGGGTTGGCTCGGAGAGGAGGTAGAATTAAAGAAAAATACAAGCGGTATTCAACCTATCAAGAAGAGGGATAAGTAATGTTAGTTCCATATATTAGATCAAGTAGCTATGGTCAATACGAATACTGTGAAATGAGCTATTTTTTTACTTATGTATTAGGATATTACCAGCCATCGGGAAAAAAAGCCCAACTCGGAACAATAGTCCACAAAGTAATGGAGTGTTTAGCTAGTTGTAAAAAAGAACTTCAAGAAAGTAATAAAAAAAGATTAAAAATTGAAGACGATGCAGTTGGTGAAATTAAATTTACCCCAACTAGCTTATATAGTAATAAGATTGTGGATGATCTATTAAATAGAGCTTATGAGTACTTTTCATTAAAATGTATACATGATTATGATAAATCAGATTTTAAATTTTGTAAAGATTCAGTTTCAACATGTATAAATTATAATAACGGACAATTTGATCCAAGGAATCAAACTATAATTCAGCCAGAAGCAAAGTTCGACATACCAATAGAAGAATCATGGGCTAAGTTTACTTTTGTGGATAAAGATGGAAATAGTCAGAATGGCCAACTAGCAATAAAGGGAACTATAGATCTTGTGACAAAAATGGATGATGGAGTTATAGAGGTTATAGACTATAAAACTGGGCAGAGAAAAAACTGGGCAACTGGTGAAGTTAAAACGTATGATAAACTAATGGATGATGCTCAGCTATTATTATATAATTATGCAATTACAAAGTTATTTTCAGATTATAACCAAGCAATAATGACTATCTTCTTTATAAGAGATGGTGGACCATTTAGTATGTGCTTTGAAAAAGAACACCAAAATCTTTTTCTAAAAAAGCTTGAAAGAAGATTTAACGAAATACAGAATAATAAAAATCCAAAACCCATATCGCCAACAAGATCTGATTTTAGATGCCAAAAACTTTGCCATTTTTATAAAACGAAATGGCCGGGAACAGATAAAAGTATGTGTCGCTACGTAGAAGATAAGATCTTATCTGAGGGTTATGATAAGACGGTTGAAGATTGTAAAAAACCGGGATTTGATATGAATTTTTATTCCGCTCCAGGAGAATAGGTATGGCAGAATTAATTGATTTACATAAAGAATTTCATTTAGGGAATAACTTTATACTAAGAGTAGCTTCGGAACTTTCCACTCTTTTGGATAACTCTTTTAGAGTAGTAATAAAATATGACTCAAAATTGTGCGAAATACCAAATGATGACAAATTAAATATATTATTTTGTACATCAAGAGAAACACACAATATATCAATTGATTCTTTTAACGAAAATGTTTTTCTAATTTTTCAAAATTATCACGCTCTTGACAACTGGGGATATCCAATATATAATGCTATATCCCATCCAATGCCAATTGGTACATTCGTTGAGTGTGATGATATAGAGATTAAACCTCTACCGGATAGAAAATATGATTTTGTTTTTGCTGGTCAAATACCACATACCGGCACCAGAGATAAATTTAAAAGATGTCTAGAAGACATGTTAAGAATAACCAAAAATAATTATAAATACGAAATTATTTATACAAATAGTTTTTCTGGCGGTTTAAATCCAAAAGAATATTTACAATTACTAAATGATAGCAAGATATGCTTGTGCCCACAAGGCGCTTTTAGTGATGAATCTTTTAGGTTTTTTGAATGTCTCCGAATGGGTTCTTTTCCAATGGTGGAGAGACTTCCAAAATTTTGGTACTACGAACAAGCTCCAATATTATGGACAAATTGGCAATTTTTAGACAAAAGTTTGGCGATGGCATTAAACCATTTAAATAGTAAAAAATGTATTGAAAGTATATCGAAGTTAATTGATTATAACCTAAAGATATTAAATCCAAAAAATTTAGCTATTGAATTATATTCAATAATAAAAAATAGAAAAAACAACATTCCAAATATTAAAGAATTTCTAGGATTAGCAAGGAAAGAATTAAGTGAACTTTATTCCCATAAATTGTAAAACTCACTTTAGTTTATTAAAAGCATTTTCAAAACCAAAAAGACTTGCTGAAAAGTGTTCTGAATATGGCTATGAGGCGTGTGGGTTGGCAGATATAAAATCTGTTGCTGGAGCCGTAGATTTTCATAAGGCGTGTAGAAAGAATAACATCAAGCCGCTGATAGGATGCGACTATGATGGATATATTCTTTTTGCTAAAAATAAAAATGGATGGCTCGATTTAATGAATTATACTACCTCTAACAATATTAACCCAGATATTAAAATCTTAAAGAAGTTTGCTGATAGAGGAAATCTAATTTGCATAAGTCCAAATACATCTTACAAATCTTTATTCAATAGTAATTATTATAAATATGATTATTCTTCTAGAGAAATATATTACGCAACAGCCGATGAGGCAGAACTTCATAGAATATTGGTTTGCACGGACATGAAGACAACACTTCCAAAAGTTTTACAAAAAATCAAAAAGGGCGAAGAAGTAAATAGATTTTTTCTAAGTGATAATTTTTATCTGCCCAAAAATCCCAATATTGACAATAATGAATTAAAATTGTTGAATGAAATATTTGATGCCTGTGAAGATTATGATATATCTGAAAAAGCAAAATTACCTAAATTTTCATGTCCGGGTAATTACACAGAAGATGAATATTTAAAAGAGCTTTGTAGAATGGGATGGAAAAATTTATTAGTTTCTTCTGGTAAAATTTCTAGCGATGAATCAAAATCTATATATCTAGAAAGAATAAAAAAAGAAATGGATATTATTTTTGAAGCTGGTCTTTCGGGGTATTTTTTAATTATTCAAGATATTATAGGTTTTGTTAGAAACAAAGGATGGTTGCCAGGAAGTGGACGAGGCTCGGCTGGAGGAAGTTTGGTATCCTATTTGATAGGTATTATTGATGTTGATCCAGTAGAGTATGGTCTAATCTTTGAAAGATTTTTTAATAGGGGAAGATCTACTGGAGATCACGTTTCGTTACCAGATATCGATATGGATGTTCCGGCAGATCATAGAGATGAAGTTATTAACTACATCAAAATAAAATATGGTACTAATAATGTTTCGCAAATGGTTACGTTTGGTAAACTACAAGGAAGATCCGCTATAAAAGAAGTACTCAGAATAAACGATGTTGTGTCATTTTCAGAAATGAATGATATAACAGATAGTATTCCGGACGAGGCTCAAATATCCGATCAACTTGAATTAATGGATGAAGAAGATAGATCTATAATAAGATGGACTCTTATAAATAATCCTAAAGACATAGAAAAATGGTGTAAATTGAATCAAGACGGCTCATTAACCGGACCTCTTTGTAAATATTTTGAACAGGCTATAAAGCTAGAGGGAACAAATAAATCTCAGGGCAAGCACGCAGCTGGAATAATTATATCGGATAAGAATCTAAAAGAAGGCTGTTTAATGACTAAAGATAAAGATGGTGAATTAATAGCCGGATTTGAAATGAATGATTTAGAATCTCTTGGTTATGTAAAATTTGATATTCTTGGATTATCTCTTCTCGATAAGATCATGGAAATATGTGAGGTTTAAACTATGAAAGCTACAAAAGAAGAATATAAGTCGGTAATATTCTCTGGATGCTCTATTGATTATAAAGGCGTATCTATATGTAATTTAGCTAACTATTATAAAAGAGTGGTTGTTTCGAATGAATATCAGGTGTGGAGCGAAAAGGACAAAAAACATTTTATGTATAAAAACATAGACGAGGCTATAGATAAATTTCTTGAATTAAAAGATAAGAGAGGTTAATATGACAAAATTTGATATAATTTGTTTTGACTTTGAAACATGTAGTAGAAATCCGCATAAAACTCAACTTACGCAAATAGCGGCCTTGGCATTAGATGGAAGAAACTTTAAAGTTAAGGGCGAGTTTAATAGCGAGGTTAGGCCAATCTTCGATGAAGAAAAGGCTATAGCTGCTGGTTTTGATGCTGTCGAAGAAGAGGCCCTTCGAGTAACTAAAAAAACAAGAGAAGAACTAGAAAAAGCACCGGGACCAAAGGTTGTTTGGCAAAAATTTACAGAGTTCGTAAATAAACATAACTGGAAGGGAACCAGTTATTTTGCACCAATTGCAGCAGGTTATAATATAAATGGATTTGATATGCCAATTGTACAAAGAATGTGCGAACTGTATGGACCGCTTGATAAACGCGGTAGGCAATGTCTTTTTAATCCCATTTTTACTATAGATATGATGCAGCACATTTACTGCTGGTTTGAAGGCAATAGTGATGTTAAAGGGTATAGCATGGATTATCTAAGAGATTATTTTGGTATGAGCCAAGAAAGCAAAGATAATGCACATGACGCTTTACAGGACGTGAAAGATACTGCAAATATAATGATTAAGTTTTTAAAGCTTCAAAGAAGCTTATTAAAAAAGATTAAATTTGAAAAGGCGTTTGCAAATGGTATAAGTTATATAGAATGAATCATATTAAGCACAGGAAATATTGGATAGATATATACAAGATTTCTAAAGGTTGTTGTATTTGTGGATACAATAAACATCCATCGGCATTGTGTTTTGATCACGTTCATGGAGATAAGCACGAGGTTATAAAAAACGGATATTCAAAAAGGAATACCGCCGGTGGGATGTTCAAACTGTATAGTAGAAAATATGATATATCGATATTAATAGAGGAAATAAAAAAATGTAGAATATTATGTTGTAATTGCCACATGGAAGAAACCCACAAGAAAACAAAAATTGAAAATCATAAGAATATAAAACTAGAAGAATTAATAGAAAAAATAAAATGATTGAATTTGATATTAATAATTTTAAAGACATTCCTACCTGGGAATTAATATGCTCGGGAAGAACGAAGGGGGTTTTTCAGTTAGAGTCTGGACTTGGTAAACATTGGTCTAAAAAAATTAAACCAAGAAGTATAAAGGAACTTTCTGATCTTATTAGCCTTATAAGACCTGGAACATTACAGGCTATAAGTAAAGGAAAGTCTATGACGCAGCACTATGTAGATAGAAAATCTGGTATAGACGCCGTTGAATATCCACACGAATCTCTCAAAGAATTTCTTGAAGATACATATGGTATTTTATGCTATCAAGAGCAAGCTATGATAATAGTTCAAAAGCTTGGAGGATTTTCATTGGTGGAGGCTGATATTCTTAGAAAAGCTATTGGTAAGAAAAAAGCGGATCTCATGAATGAGATGAAAGATTTGTTTATAAACGGAGCAGAAAAAACCGGTATCATATCTAAGGACATAGCAAAAGAAATTTTTAGCTGGATAGAAAAATCAGCAAGATATCAATTCAATAAATCGCACTCCGTGTGTTATGCCATAGATGCTTATTGGAGCGCTTATTGTAAAACCCATAAACCGTTAAAGTTTTATGTAACATATTTAAATCATTCTGATAAAAAGCCGGATCAGCATCAAGAAGTCAAGGAATTGGTAATGGATGCTAAGTCGTTTGGTATAGAAACATACCCGCCAAGATTAAATCATCTTTATACAAACTTTACTAGTATAGATGATAAAATCTATTATGGTCTTAGACATATAAAGAATGTTGGGTCCATAGAGTGTGAGAAAATACAATCCGTAAAAACAATGTATAATGTTTCAAATTTTACATGGATGGATTGTTTAATAAAAATTATATATCGAGGAGGTATAAATAAAAGAGCGGCAATAGCTCTTATATCAGTCGGCGCATTTAATGGTGCAAATAATAAAAACAGTAGACAAAAAATGCTATATGAGTACAATAGCTGGTGTCAATTGTCCGATAGAGAACAGGAATGCATAGCAAAAAATTATAAGAGTGATCAAGAACTTTTTGAAATAGTATCAAATATACCAAATTTAATTAAGATTAATGCTAAAAGAATGACATCATTTTTAGATATTCTAGAGTCAATTAACTGTCCTCTATATGATCTAGAAGAAAAAACCAGAGACTTAGTCGATTTTGAAAATAAATTTCTTGGGGTTTCTTTAACTTGTAGCAACTCTGATGCTGTAAAAATTCAAACAAATATATGTTCTGATGTTATAAATGGAACTATAATAGGAAAGATAAGTCTATGTATTTCTATTACGCAGATAAAAATATATAAAACTAAAAAAGGTAAAAATCCAGGAAGGGAAATGGCTTTTTTAACAGGGGAAGACTCTAGCGGTGAATTAGATTCTATGACTATATTCCCGGAAACGTATGAAAAATATAAAGACTTACTACTGGAGAATAACAGCGTGGTTATATTTGGCGAAGTATCTAAAAAAGATAAGAATTCCGTCATAGTAAATAAAATAATTCAGATTTGAAGGGCTTATATGAATAATTGTTTTTTTATTGGAAAATTAATAGAAGATCCTCAACTTTGTAAAGTTAATAATATTGATGCCACCTTTTTTAAGGTGGCGGTAGAAGAATATAGAAAAAATAAACAAGGGCAAAAGATAAAAAGAGTTGACACGTTAGACTTTGAGGCTTGGCATACTGCCGCAATTACAATAACACAGAATGCTAAAAAGCATGATATGCTTGCAATAGAAGCATCAGCCAGACTAAATCACGATCAGGGTGATTGTTTTGTAAATTTTAGAATAAATAATTTTAAGATTTTTGATACTGACAAATATTCAAACGTGGAATAAGTCGTGAGAAGAAAAAAGATATTATTTTGTTCAGAAGCATTTTGGCTTAATACCGGATATTCTGTATATACTAAGGAAATATTATCAAGATTAAGTCAGATCGACGATTTTGAAGTAGCGGAATTAGCGTGTTATTGTGATCCCGATGACCCAAATATAAAAAAAACAAAATGGAAAGTTTACCCAAACAAACCTTTATCAAATGATCCATCATATGAAAAATATAAGAATAGTCCAAATGCCCAATTTGGCGATCAGTCTTTTAACTATGTGTTATTAGATTTTCTACCAGATATTGTTATGGATATTAGAGACCCATGGATGTGGGAATTTGAACAAAG